GATTTACCCGTAGCAAAACTTCTTACTCTCCCAGCCGCCCACTGATGAGCACTGACTCCGGGTCTAGAACCACTAGAATAATAAGCACCCAGACCCCTAGAATATACCTTAGAAAGAGTACCTTTGGATATACCAGAACTCTTAGAATATTTAGAAAGAACTGCGGCTTTACTTCCGCCTGCTTTTCTTTTTGGCTTTGCTTTTCTTTTTGTTGCTTTTCTTGCCACTTTTACTCCTTTGTTTAGAGATCATGTCCATCATCGCAGGTGTCAATGCACCTTCTCTATACATCTTTCTAGTTCTTAATATCTCATCCTGTGTTTTCTTTTTATTCTTTGAACCTTTTACATATTTTTTAGGCACACCTCTTTTGGTCTTTGGTACTTTTTTAAATTTTCTAGCCATTACTTCTTTATTTTCTTGACCTTTCCGTTCTTTGTTCTAGCGAACTTATGAGTTTTAGTCTCTCTTATCAATGTGCCATAATGTCTTTTTCCACCCCACATCCAACTAACAGTCTTTGCCATTATTTCTTCTTTTTCTTGCTCATCTTTTTCTTTTTCTTCTTCTTCATCATCTTTTTACCGCCATATCCAGATTTACTATGCTTCATATTACTTTCCTTTTTTCTTTGCGTTAGAGTGAACCATTTGCACTTTAAAGCTTGCCATTAGACTAGAACCTTTGTGAGACTTGTAACCGCCTCTAGGGTTCTTCATTAATTTATAACTAGCACCAGACTTCATCCAATGATAACCTTGTGGAGCTTTTACTTTCTTGTTCATTTCTTCCTCTTCTTTTTTGCTTTGTTTCTTTTGCTTATCGCCTTTGCTTTTCTTCTAGCATCAGCTTTTGAACTAGCACCCCACACTCTTAAAGACAATAGTAAACGTGTGGGTTTACCATCTTTCTTTTCAGGGCCGGGCATATTACCCATCCTAGCAAGAAAACTAGCTCTTCTAGGACTGTCCCCAGACTTAACAGGGGCTTTTAATTTTCCCCCTGTTTGCTTGTTGTAACTAGCTCTACCTTTAGCGTTTAAACCACCTTTAGGGTTTTTACCTGCCTTTCTTTGCCAAGCAGGAGACTTACGCTTTTTCTTTTTAGCTCGCATAACCTAAATTTTTTCTCATGCTCTTTACATTGTCACTCATGCTTTGAGCAGAAAACTCAATATCTGTTCTCTTTCCTAAATCAGAGGTCATCCACATATTCGTAGTGAACTTGCTTTCAGAGGCTTGTTTACCACAATATTTACAGTAAAACCAACCACCTTTGTTTTCTTTATTGCAATGCATGCATTTCTTCATAAGTAATCCTTTTAGGTTTTGAGGGCCACCTTTTATTGACAGCCCTCACAGCACCTAATACTGTTATCCTTATGTATTCGGATTATGATGTTTGGATGCCGTTGTCGATACCAGACATTGAGCTACCTACGTATTCACCGCCTACAAACATAAGCTCTACGTAATCGCCCTTCTGTGCAGTTGTGTCTAAAATAACATTAGAAACCTGAGTTCCTGCTGTTGAATTAGCCGCATTTCCGCCTGCATCTTTTTGCACCAAACTGATTATAGCACTTCCAGCCGCTATTGTGATATCTCCAGTTGGAGTTTCTTCATCTACAATAAACTTGTAGTGAACACCCTCCTCACCTGTAGATGCTGTTGGTAGAGTAATTTGGTATGCTCCACCAGCAGAATCACACATGAAAACCTTACCACTATCTTCATTAGTAAGAGTTACTGCGGCAACTAACTTCTCAACTTTTTTCTTTAAACCAAAAGTTGAACCGCTACTTTCATTAAGAAAATCACTTCTCATCTTAGACTCCTTCTAAGTTAAATAGTGCATGTGACTCAGGGAGAGTGATCTCTAGACCAGCTTCGGTCAAGATCATATCTTTCCTTAAATCCTCATCAGCCGCTTGTATGTTAGTCATAACCTGAGTGTCACGATTGATACCGTTACCGATTAATGGGCGATAAGCAAGTTGTGTCATGTCAGCCATGAGCATAAAGCCGGATGCGATACCTCTAAACAGTGGCTCTTTGACAAGGTTTAGCTTTCCATGAATGGTGTCAATCACCATAACAGAATGCCCAAAAGCACCTTCTCTTGAGTCAAAGTTCAATCTAAAAGGCATGTTAGCCGTTGAACCAATAGAAGCATCAAGGAATGCACCATCACCTAACTTGTTGAAGAATGTGATCACAGGTAAACTACAAAGAACTAGCTTCTCTGCCATTCCACCTCTAGCCGGATCAAAAATAACTTCAAGGTCACTAAGCAACCTATCGTAAGTTAATTCAGCTTGTGCAACGCTACGATGATATGCATTTCCAGAAGAATAGGAAAACGCAGAATCATCAGTTACTGGTGATACATTTTTTACAATATGACCTACTAGACCTTCCGTGTACTGAACACCGCCTACACGAGCCCTTTGACCGAAGAGCATAGCTCTTTCAATGTCAATCTTGTGCTCACGTAGTTTGGTTGCCCAAATACGATTCCACTCCTCGGCATAGCCACGATAGCGAGTTGCATAAGCAGTGTTGGTCATTTCTGCCGCTGTTTTAAAAATCTGAGTGTACCCAAAATCATCTTCTATTTCAGAAGAAAATACGTCAGGTGCACCAGAACCTTCTTCATAGGAAGTACCTATGATTTGAGCTACGTCATTGTCAGCGATACTATCGCTTCCGCTTGCCGCAGAAGTATCAATTACCTTACCAGTAAATGTAGATTGATTGCTTCCATGACTTACTCCTGATTCTACTCTCACTAATGCCTGACCATATCCATTTGTATCATCAACCGTACCAACAGCTAAGACCATACCTTTTACAAGATATTCTACGGCGGCTCCACCAGCAGTATCAACAGTAAATGAATACGAAGTACCTGCGGAAACCGTACCAACAGCACCCTTAATCAAAAAAGAACGGTCTGTAAAGCTAATTCGGTTACGATTTTCTAAATAACGGAACACGGGGTCATCGGTAGGTGACTTAGCAACCTGATTAAGATATACGAAGAATGGAGATTCTTCTGGAACTAACTCGGCAACCCTGTCACCGAAGTTAAATATTCGTCTTCTATCCGGTCTTTGACCTACACTTGCATCAGAGGTAGTAGCACTTATATCACTGGATTTTAATACTCCAGAATTGAATGATATTGCCATTTTATTACCTTTGTGTTATGTGGTTATTATTAATCACGGTAATCTTCCAGAACCTCCAGTAGACATGATCGAATCAAACATTGTATCCGCATCATTCTTTTTTGGCATTGGAGGCTCTCCTTGGAGAACTCCTGCTGTTCGAGGAGCCTGCTGTGCCGCAGTTACCGCTTCCATTGTATCATTGTTAGCAACAGATTGACCGTTCTGCATCTGCCAGAGCTTGACTAAGTTGTTTAAACCTACCTGCTCTTTTGGTTTTGTGGTGAATTGCAAGAAATCCTGTACCTGATCATCAGACATTTTATAAGTTCCTCTTAATTCATTCACAGTATTTTGCATCTGTATCTGAGCCTGCATCTGTTGCTGTTGTTGGGATAAAGCAGAGTTCAATCTCTGTTGTACCATGTTTTCAATTTTATTGTTAACATACTTACCTGATTCAGAGCTTTCATCTGTAAAAGCATCCCAAGGATTGAAATCGTCCTTAACTACTGTTGGCTCTGGTTGCTGTTGTGTTCCGTTTCTGGCAATACCATCTTCAAGAACTTTGACTAGGTCTGGTCTCTGCTCTAATAATTGAAGTATTTGAGCACCTTGTTGCAGTTTAGCATTTTCGGCTTGTGACCGATCGTACATCGACTGAAACTTTTTAGACTCAGCTTCATAGTCTATAGCAGGAACTTGTTCCTGTACTGGTTCTTGAGTTTCAGCGACAAGCTGTGGGCCTGCCTGCTGACTAATGATATCCTCTTCAAAAGCACTATTAGCACCGGGCTGTTCGTTGGGGACATTCACTTCCTGTTGTTCTAGTGTTGACATAGTTTTCTCCTTAGATGTCTAGGCTTCGGGAGCTGAACTGACCTTTCTCTGTACTTCTTTGAGATTATTGGACAATTTCTCCACTTCTAGCTTCACCTCGTTTTCTAGTTTTCCACGTTGCACCCTTCTGTCTGCTTTGGACTCTGAATTAATTTCGGAAAGTCTAGTTTTAAACTTCTCGACCTCAACTCTTTTCCTGTCACTGACAGACTCTCTTTGGGCTGTCTGCAAGTCACCTTGCAAATTCTTTATCTGTTCTTCCATAGCCTGCATTTGCTGTTGCATTAATTGTTTCTCTTCTGTTCTACGCATAATACCTTCTTTATCAAACAGTTCTGGGTTCTTCTTTAGAACCTCATATCTATCCACGATTCCCATTTGGAATGCCTCTAAATATACAGCTAGTTCTGCATATTTACTTGAAGGCATTGTTGAACCGGGCTCAATTCTTACGTCATGCTGATCTAACATGTGTCTTTCTTTCTTCAGATCTACAACAGCACCACTGACATCTGTATAAAAATTAGCCATCACTTCTGTGATATTGTTGTTTGGTTGTGCAAGTCTGAATATTTTTTTATACCCATAATGACCTTTAGAAAGATTGTATAAAACTTTTCCTAATTTATTGATACTAAATTCAATATCTCTTAGCTTGGACTTTGGCCTCTCACTTCCTAAAGCTATCATTCTTTCTGTAGCTCTCATGGTCTCTGGTGCCTTTTCTGCAAATCCATGCATCATCTCAGGAAGTCCAAATATAAAATCAATATAGAACTCCGACTGCTGTATAAGTCTATAGAACTCTCCAGCTAATGGCTGAGGAGCAGGGTAGTGTGGCTCGCCTTGGGAAGAATCTACCTCGATGACTGCGTTGGGGTTGGCCCAGTCTTTTTCAAGCTGATCCACGTCATCCACACTACCCAAAGGTACTAATAACTTTAAGCCAGCAGATGCCTGTGCATGAGACAGAGCTAAAGACCAAAGTTTATTTAAAAGCCTTTGCATCGGTCTTGCTCTGGATATGTCTGATTTTGGGTATGGCGTGCCCGTCCAAATGTTAGGCAATGGTACTATTGGGTATTCGTCTGTATTTAATATTTGTTCATAGAGCACGACCTCACCCATCGATGCACACACTTTTACACGTGTTTGTAAAACCTCTATTGACTTAAAAGCCTCAATCTCAAAAGCTTCAACGTTTTGTTGGTAGAACTGTACATACTCTTCTTGGGAAAGAATATCCTCTTCTTGAGTTTTCATGTTAATAATTCTATAGTAGGGAACCTTTACCTTGAAGAACCTTTCTAAAACCTGATACTTCTTTACCTGATAATAATCTTTATCTTTTACGTCAGCGGGTGTAAAAACTGTCATAGAGTTTTTATTTTGAGATGAAGGGTAGTCCTCTTCGTCATAGGTGAATCCAGATATATCATTAATGATACCGGGTATCACCTCTCCAGTTATCGGGTCTTTCTTGTCTGCCAATTCAGGGTAGAGGTTAACGGCTTGCTCACCTGTTAGGATGGTGGAAAGGATAAGTCCATCCGAGTCGCTGAACCAACGATCTCTTGAACTTGGAGATGCGTATACTCTGAAGGGATCTACGTATGTGAACTTAACGTCACCTCTACCAAAATCTGATTCGGAATCTATATAAGCATATAGATATCCCATGCCCGTAGTAGCATAATCCTGTATAGCTTGCTTCATTTGCCAATCGCCATCAGAGTTTTGCCAG